GTAATATTAACTGGTATTGTTAATCTAGCTCCAGAATCTCTACCTGTTACAGTTAAAATAGTACTTAAAGTAGTTGCACTACCAAATAAAGTATTTACTGTTGTTGCTGTTAGATTAATTGTTGTACCTATTACTGTTCTCGATACATTTGTTCCTATCGTTTGAGTTGCATTTAATACTGCAACATCTGTTGTATTTACACCTACTCCTTCAAAATTATTTAATGTTCTAGAATCTCCTATAGTCGCTACATATCCAGAAGCTTCAAATGTTGAATTTGTTCCTAAATAATTTAAAGTTTGTGGAGTAATTGATAATGATGCACCTTGTTTTAGTGTAATAGTTGTGTAACCAATTTCTAAAACAGGCAATTTAGCTGTTCCTCTTGGAAGAGTAATTAGCTTATATTTCATATCTTGAGTTTCATCTGGGAATGCCTCTATAATTGGCATGTTTTCTATTGCTTCGCCATAAAAAGCAGATCCAGAAGGATGATTTGGATTATATAATGTATAATCTACTTCATCATCAGATAGAGAAAATTGTGTAATACGGAATGAACCATCATTTCTAGCTAATAATTCACGTCCTTTTTTTGTTAAAATGGCATCAACGGTAACTGTCTTGTTATTTAAATATCCCATGATTTACTGTTCTTGTATATAAATATTAATTTTTTCTTTTTTTATGATATTAAATTCTGTGATTTTAAATTCTTTACTATATTACCTGCCTTTTCTACTAAATTAATAGGCAAATCACTTGGCAATACAATTCCTGATGAAGTTCTTCCTTGTTGTTTTTCAAAATTTAAAACAATATTAGTTTCATCTTCCATTTTTTTCAAAATGATAAATTTCTTTATTTGTGTTGCATCTATACTATTAGATGAAAAATCTTCACATGCTCTTGCGGGAACATCTTGTCCAAATTCTATTGTTAATCTTCTAGTGTTTGTTACTTCATCTCTAGGAATAACATTAACTGATTTTACTTGTCTTTCAAATTCTATAGGAAAAGTTTGACTTCCAGAATCATAAAATCTAAATAAATCTCCTTCTTCTAAAGTAAATTCTTCATCTACAATTTGATATCCCGAAAATGTAGGACCTGATTGTATAAAATTACCATACCAATAAGACATAGATACTGAAGCTGTAAGTATATTAAATGATCCAGTAGTATTTCTTTTAAAGAAAGCATCTCCATTACTTGCATCTCCTCCATCTTCTATACTTCCTGTAAAACTAACTATAGGATCAGATGGGTAATAATAAGTATATTTTGGATCTGAGTATTCAGCTGATTGTAAACCTAAATTAAACGAAGCACTATTAATTTGTGGATTTGTAAAACTAGTTTCAAAATATCCTCCTAAAGCAGATGGTGATGAGGTTAATAAAGCATCAGTAGAAGATACTTTTTTAGGTATTATTACTGAATTGGTTACAAAGTAAGTTGCTCTTATAGATGAATAATCTTCATAATCTGTTGAAGATGATATAATAGGTTGAGCTCCATCAAAAGGATTCCATAATATACTTTCAAATGAAGCTGAAATGTTGCTTGGTATATTAACTACAATTTCTAGTTCTCCATTAAAATTAACCATTAAATCATTATCCCACCAAATCGTAGATTGGTTAACTTGAGGTGATCTAGTTAATGTAATAGAAGGATAACCACCTAAAGATACAAAACTACTTCCACTTTGAATTTTAATATTTCCTAAATCATAAGCTCCTAAGCTTATAAAATTTCCACCTAAACTACCAGGCAAAATTTCGATACCATCAGAATCTTCTACTGTAACAGATCCAGTTGTAAATTTATATGTTAAATTACTGGACATTGTTGGGTTTTGTAATATAGGTAAATAACTATATCCACCTGCATATATTGGTTTTAAACCATCTAAATATTTTTGATCTGAAAATTCTTGGTTATTATCTAATGATATATCTGCTTGTTTATTGTGATTAAAAATATTCTGTAGTTCAAATATATTTTTATTATCTCTAGTTAATTCAGTTACATTTGATCTTTCATCTATTAAATATTTTAAATAAACATTACTTCTTTGTGGAAAAGCGGATCCTGTTTCTACTATTTCTGCAAAATAAGCAAATTTCATTGAATTTAAATCAATAGCAGCTGTTTGACCATATGAAGTATCCCCAACATTATACACATTATATTCTTTAGAAGTATTTTTAGATCCTAAATAACGAGGATTAATTTGGCGAAGTAATGTATAATAACTATCCTGAACAGTTGCATCTAAAAATGATGATGATGCTTCTGTTATTAAACCTAATGATCTACTAGTAATTAAATCTATATTAACAGGAGTTATTACATTAGTAGAATAATCTAAATCCATAAATTGTACTGATGTTCTAGCATCTATAACATTATTTAATTCTGGATTTACTGGAATTGCAGAATAAGTAAGTGCAATTTGGTTTGTCATGATTGCATCACTAAAATAGCTTAATTCTTTTACTTCACTAGAAGTTGGTAAAGTATAAACAGTTAATTCACTACCACTATATTCACCTGTAAAAGGTTGAGAATTTTGATTGTAAATTATTGGATAAACTTCTGAAGCAGAAACATCTGTTGGGTTTGAACCCGAATATATGGGTAATGATCCTGTATAAGAAGTATTTAAATTATATCCCATTGGGTTTGATCCTGTTATACTAGGTACCATTACTGATCCACTATGATCTATATAAGAATAAGTAGGTGCATTCCTTATCATTTTAGATCTTTCTAAAATAGTTGGTTTAACTAAAAATCCAGTTGCTAATTGTGAAGTTGCAGGAGCAAAATCTTTAACCATTTTAAATAAAGAACTATCATAATAACTTAATAATTGTAATAATTCATTTACATTAGCTTTTCTAGTATATTTTTGAAAATAATAATCTTTTAATTCTTCTAATTGTGGGTATGAACTAGAAGCTTCTAATTTAGGATCTCCAATATATTCATCAATATTAAAATATCCTAAATCATCTACTATATCATTATTAATACTATCTTGTGTTGAAAAAGCAACTTCAAGATTATTAGTATTTAAAGTATAAGGATTTTCTAATCTTTCTTGTATTGAAGTATAAGGTGATAATGTTGATCCTGATGTTATTTGGTTATCATAAATTCTAATTTTATCATCTACAACATTATAAGCACCAATATTAGGAGCAACTCTTAATTCATAACGATCTTCAGGAGACATACTAGATGAAATACTTTCACTAGGTGTCATAAAATTGTAAATAAAACCATAACTAACAGTAGATGATCCTGTTCCTAAAAAAGATCCTGTTGGTGTAACAGATCCAGTAACAGCTGGGTGAACTGAAGTTACTTTACTTGTTCCTTGAGAACCAGAAATATCTAATTCACTACCTAAAGGTAATCTATAAACTAAATTAAATCTAGAAGATGTTGGATTATGTGATGTAATTGATCTTGCATTAAGTGCATGTTGATTAATTTGTGATTCACTTAAAATAGTATTCCAATATCTAAATTCTTGGAAAAATCCATCAAATTTAATAGTATCACCTGCTATTTGATTATTACTACCTGTTCCTCCTAAATAACCATGTAATTGTGCATTTCCAGAATTAAAATAATAAGCATTCCAAGCATTATTATAAGATGAAGATGTTGATCCATCAATAGCTAAACTAGATGAACCTTGATAAGTAATATAAGTACCATCAATTCCATTATAATCAGCACTTTTAGCAGTTAATGTGTATTCATTATTAGAACCTGAATTTGTTGAAGCTATACTTCCTGTAGCTCTTGCTAAGTTAACATTCCACCAACTTTGACTAAAGAAAGGTAAGAAAATAGGATCTGATTTTACATATCCTTGGTTACCTGACATAATAAGTCTTAATTCACCATATTTGGAATATATTTCATTTAATTTAGCACTTCCATATGATGAATTTGAAGCTGAGGGATAAAATAATTGAACACCAAATTGAGTATGAGATCCAGAATTTACTTGAAATAAGGATTGTGAATAATGACTTGATGAAGGTATTCCTTTTGTTTTAAATCTAAATTCAATATTATCAGGAACTGCACTATCAGATAAATCTCCATTCCACCACCCTTCTATTACATTCCAATCTACATTAATTTCACTCCAAACAGGAATTACTGATTGAATAGTTGGTAGCCAAGGTACATTAACTATACTTGTTGAAAGAGAAGATGTAAGATTTAAAGGATTTGTTTTTAACGAATAATCAAATCTTTCTACTACTTGATTAACATCAGGAGTAAATTTTTGGTCTCCTCCAAATTCATTTATTTTTAATATAGAATTTGGAATACCAAAACAATTTAATAATGCTCTTAATCCTTTATGTGAACCTTTTGTTTTTAATAAATAAGGTAAATTATGATAAATACGTTTATATACTTCTTTATTTATATTATCATAAGGAGTTGTTTCATTTGAAGCCGTAACATAAGTAGTTACTCTTTGTGAACCTGTTGATGGTGTATTAGATCCCGAGGGGGTTAAACCTAGAAAAGCTTCATAAATATTTTCATTTGTCCTATCACTAGTATATAATTTAATACCTAAAGAACGAAGTGCATCAGCAACCATATCTTTAGATATACCAAAATCAATACGGTTATCAGCATTTTTTAAATCAGTTAATGCTCTTGAATAAGTCCAAACAGAATCAAAACTTTGTCCTAACATTCCTACTAATAAACCTAAAGTCGCATTTTGGGGATCTTCTTTTATATAAGCAGGTAATTGGTTCCAAATATAATCCATATTACTATCATCATATAAAGAAGCTGATAATAATTGTCCTCCATAATATTGATTAGATTCGTCTATTGAACCATACCAAACTGAAGATGAATCTGAATTTACTGGAAAATTAGTAAAAGGAGCAATAGTAGAACCAGATTTAGGCCATGCTTTTGAACCTGAAGTATAATATAGAAAATATTCGTATCCATCAAATTGTTTGATTAGAGTATCTATATTTTCTTGTATGCTAGCTTCACTAGATGATATATAAGTTAGATCTGTTAATGCATCTAATCCTTTTAAAGAGTTTATATCATTTTGATAACTTTGAATTAAATTTAATTTATATTTAAAATTTTCTAATCTATCTTTTGCAGATGAAAAGTGAACAAAATTCTTATATCCTGTATAATCTATGTTAATATCAACACTTTTTTCTTCAAGAATTGATTGAAGTTGTTGATATGAAGATGTTTGAGGAGTTGATAGTAAATTACTTAAATTAAAATACTCTGTAGTTGAATTAGTTTTTTCATTTAAATCAATATCAGTATTAGGACCTCTTAAAAATATTTTTTCTTCAACTTCATCAGCTGTAAATTCAATATTTACATTAAAAGAATAAGGATCAGATACTTGTTCAACTACCCATAATTGATCTTTTATATTATATCCTGTAGGAAGAGGTTCATATAATTTAATAAAAATACTAGGTTCTACTTCATCTTCAGTATCAAGTAAACTATTTACACCTATTAAAGTATTATTATTACCAAAATTTAAAATAAAATCAGAATAAAAACTTTTTCCTTGTTTTGAAGCAATATAATTTAAATAAGATGTACCTAAAGCGTTATATGAAACTTCATTAGTAGCAATTTTAATTTCAGTTCTATCAGATGAAATTTCTTTAATATAAAATCTTGTAGTAAAATTACTTAAAAATAAATTTCTATAGAAAAAATAATTAACATTATATTCTCCTATCTCATAACCTGCATTTTTTACATCCTCAACAGGATCTAAATATAAAGTATCATATAAACTAGAAGATTCGGAAGTAAGTTGAGTATTATAATTTTCAAAATTATAGTTAGCAGCTACAAGCGTATTATCAGCTGAATATACATAAAATTCAACTATATCTTGATCTGCACCAAAATTTCTAACAATATTATACTCATTTAAAAGATTAATATCTTGTTGAGAATAATCTTGAGTTACATATTCCAGTGGATTATTAAATATAACACTACTAGTTTCCATATATTATACTTGTGAAGATAAGTTAACTACTTCTTGTTGAGCCGTTAATAACTGGATTCTTAAATTGCTAATTTCATCAATTAATGCTTGCATTTCTTCACTTTGATCTGTCATTCCAACATAACTAGAACTTCTTGTTACAAGTTCTTTATGAGATCCAACTTCTCCATTCTGAGGAATATCAAAAAATAATCTATCATATTCTTGAAAAAATTCAGCAACAGTTAAAGGTTCTAAATCAGGAGTAACTTCATCAGGTTGTACCAACTGAGTAAATTCAGTATCTACAATTTGTGGATAAGAAACTTTTCCATATACAGCTTTATTTAATTTTAATTCTTGTCGTGCCATTATCTTACAACTTTAAAGTAATCAGTATCATTATCTATAACAATAGTTTCGCTTCCAACTACAGTTTTAACCATTAGTTGGTAATATCTTTCTGGTTCTAATCCATTCATATAAACTCTAAAATAATTAGAACTTGAATCAATACTTAATTTTGTATAATTAGTATCAAAATCTATTACCATTTCTCCTGTTTTAGCATCTTTAAGTGCCCAATAAGATGATGTAGGTAATAATTTAGTATTTAAATATACTGATGAGGTTTGGAATGATCTTGCAGGGTAAGTATCTCTTGATTTTACTTCAAAATCATAAACCATTGAATCTTCAAATGTAGATTTTAAATTAGTAAATTTAGAAATAAAAGCACTAGAAGTTACTATTGAACCAGTACCTGATCCTGTAATATAATAATCATCTACTGATGAATCATCCCATTTAAATTCTAATGCAGGTGGATATATAGTATGAGTATCCATTGAGAAATAATTAACATCTACATAATCAGTACCATATTCTATTGTATCGTCTAATTTTAATATAAATCCATTATTTTCTAAATTTTGGGCAGAACCTGTAAGCCATAATCTAATAGTATCAGTTACAGGCATATTAATATCTTTATCACTTGTATAGTCAAAACTTTGACTTGATTTAGTTGATAATAAAACTCCATCAAAGGTTCCAGTTGAACCTGTATACCAGGTACCTCCCCCAGTTCCTGATCCAGAAAAAGATGCAGTTACATAATTAGCAAAACCTGATGTTTTCCATGGATTTGATCCAGAAGCTCCAGTAAATGTCCAAGAACAACCATTATCTGTTTTAGGTTCATCATCAACTTTTCCTGTACCCATAATCCAACTTTGAGAAATGGGATATGCTTCTACAGTATAATCTAATGGTAAATTTCCCGCAGTAGCTAAGTATAATCTTAAATTAACATCATAAGACGATGTAGCTATTGTATTTGTAACTACATCGCTTATACTCGCATTTTTGAATTGAATTAAACTACGATTTACAGCGGGTAAGTCACCTTGAGCTGATGATAGTACACTTATACCATTTATGTTTGATATTTCTAAAACTTCATCTCTTCCATTATTTTGAGAGGGATATTGCGATCTTATAAAAGTATCTTGTTCAGAAAATAATTTGTATATGGCCATTTTTTATTTTTAATTTGTTACTACTCTACCTTGAATATCAATATCAGGGAATCTTACTTCAAATATACTTGGATCTAAAGAAGGATATAATACATTATCTATTGTTCCCCCATCTATATCATAAGCAAATTCAGAATATCCCGAAGATGTTCCTGATTTATTTACAATAGTAAGATTTTTAATTGTTTGAACTCCTTCAACAGTATCTAAAACATTATTAATTAATATAGGTTGATTTATTTGCCATTTATCCGTTTCAAAATAATTTTGTAAAGATGTTATACATGTATTTAATACAATTTTATTATTAAAATTAGGTAACATAATAACATCAAAATTAACACCTATATTAATTATAAAAGCATCTTTTATAGCTATAGAATCAGTAACCATTCTATATTCAGCTAAATATGTTTTTAAATTTTGTTTTAAAGCAGGATCCGCTAAAGTAAGTTTACCAGCATTATTTTTAGATAAAATATATAAACTTAAATTATTATCATTATAATCACTAAACGAAGTAGTATTATTATTTAATATATCACTTTCTTGAGTTATATAAGTTTTATAAACAACTCCATATTTAGAAGGTAAAGATAAAGCTCTTATCATATAATCATCTTTAGTTACCGTTCTTAATTGAGTTGGATATTGTGCTACTGAATTTTGTCTTATATCTTCATTTGTATCTCCATCTCCTCCTCCTATAGCAGGTTTTAAATTAGTAAATGCTAAAGAAGCCTGAACTGTTGATTGTAATGTAGAATCTAAATTTTCTCCAAAAAATGTATTTGTTACTGAAGAAGGTAAAGTTAAAGATTGAGCTGGAACATTTGAAGCTGCACCACCACCTACTAAATACTCTACTGTTAATACAGTATTTGCAGGAGCTACTCCATAAGTTTTAGTATACATAAAGTTTGAAGGATCAAAAGCTGTTTCTAG